CAAAATCTCCTTCTTTGCACCAAGGGCCGGTGGGGAACCGATCCTTATCTGTGTAACAAAGATCACCCATCTTGATGACGAACAAGACCACAGTGGTCTGCTCTTCAACTCGCTTGGTGTCCTCTGCTTTGATGATGCCACCGTCATATTCTTCTTCCACATGCGGTACTGCACACAGCAGCCGATAGCCTTTTGGCTCTGGCAGGAGTTTGGCTTTCTGAGCCTCTTCCTGTGTCTTTTCTACGTCAATGTTACTCACTCTTCCTCCAATCGTTTCGCAAGGTCTTTGATGTAACTAACTGCGAGGTCAAGACCCTGAATGGCCCCGCATAGCCTTTTGTATTCCCCCTCATCCAACTTGCCTTGGGTGAGGTTCTCTACAATGAGACTGCGCTCTTCCTTGAGTTTTGATTCAAGGTATTCCAGAGCGTTTGAATAGGACATTTACTCCTCCTTTGCACCTTTCGGCGGTCGTAACGCAGCCCGCATGGCTGCATCTTTGGTTTTGGCAATGTCAATGCCCATACGCGCACCTTCGGTCTGCTGTTTGGCAGACAGCCCGGCCTTGTGCTTCTGAACGTCCACACCAAGTCGAGCGGCGTCAAGTTGCGATCTGTTCTGAATCTCTTGTTTGCGAAGGTCGAGTTCATCGGCCTTGGTCGCCGCCATAATCTGCATCTCTTGCTGCTTACGCTGCAGTTCTGCTTGCTTGAGTTGGGCCTCAAGTTGAAGTTCAGCCTGTTTGACCTGCGCCTCCATCTGGATCTGCTGCGCCTTGAGTTGCAGTTCCTGCTGGCGAAGTTGCAGTTCTTGCTGCTGCATCTGCAGAACAGGATCTTGAGCCTGTTGCTGGGCCTGTTGCTGCTGGGCTTCGGCCTGATCTTTCTGGAGTAGTTTGGCTGCAGCCTGAGCAGCGAGGCGAGATATCTGTACTTCAACGGCTTCAGGCAGTGCGGTGTCTTCACCGTTTTCTTGCGTGGGCGGCAATGCCGCGCCAAGTTGATTCTCAATCTCACGACGGTACTGAAAGGCCACGTGCTCCATCACGTGTGCAGAGGCTGCTGCCATAATCTCTTGGGCTTTTGGATTCTGCCCAATCACCTGCATGATCTTCGGATCCTGCATGGCAGACATATGCACCTGCAGGTGCGCCTCGTGATCCTGATAAATGAACGCCTTGGCTGGTTTGCCCATCATGATGTCCATGTTCTCAGTCACAGGATCTTTAGGCTTAGCGTCCTGCGTGGGCGGGATGATCTTGTCTGCGTTCTTGACGCCGAGCGTATCAATCATCTGCCTGTGCAAATACTGCATGTCGTAGATGTTTGGCGCAGTCTGCGACAACTGCAGCACCGCTTGGTACTGCACAATCTTCTGCGACATCGTGGCCGCGTTTGGATCACTAACCGGGATGACATCCACATCATCGTAGTCAGCCTTCTTAGCCTTGCGATCACCGACCTCTGGCTCGTACGAATACTCATCCGGGGTATTGTCACGGATGATCGCAGCGAGGAGTTTGAACTCCTGCTTCATCGTGTAGTAGATGCGAGCCTGAACCGCTGTCATGACCTTGAGAACCCGCTCAAGCACAGCGAGGGTCGTGCCAACCGGAGCCTGCGAAGACATGTCAGAGATCTTCAGATCCGACACTGCAGCAAAACGGCGACCATCCTCGACCACCTTGTCCATCAGCATGGCAAGCGTCTGGCTAGGCTCCTTGTACGGCAGCGGCAGGATGTTGTCGCGCACCGCACCAGACGGAACGTCTACGTCTCGCCACTCGCCGGGAGCGATGGGTGTGTCGTCTCCCTTGATACGCAGACCGCGTGATTTGAGACCACCCGGAAGATTGCTAAGAGTTCCTGCGTCGATAAGTTGGCGAAGGAGGGAGGTTGCCGCTTTAGAGTGGCCGCCGATAAGGTGGATAAGTCCGAAATAATAGAAGCCAAAGCCGGGGATATACCCGTAATGCACAAAGTGCTGTCGCTTTTGTTTAAGTTCGTCATCTTCTCGCCAGTTGCGACGTATCGCCAGAACCGTTCCTGTCCCCTTCTCAATCGTCACCACGTACGGCAGTGCAATCCCTGTCTCGTTATTGTCTTCATCGACGTCGGAATACCCCGGCAGATCGATGTTCACGTGCATCTCAAGCAACTGGAACCGGTCGTCCATTGTCGCTGAGAAGCCTTGATCCTCTGCCTTTTGCTTCTCCACCTCGTCCATCGTGCGAACCGGGTCGCCCAGATCCACATCACGATAGAACCCTGCGTATTGCAACTTAGCCAGTTCGTTCTTCGTCTTACGCATCCGATGCGTAACACGCTCTGCTGTCTCAAGGTTCGCCGCGCCGTACGGCACCACCATGTCTTCAGCAGGAATATAAACAGCCGTTTGCCGATCAAGTGACGGGTCGAAGTACACTTTCTTAAACGCATTACCCGCCAGAGCCATACTGAGCAACATCCGCTCGTGCTCAGGGCGATATTCTTTCATTATTTCGGTTAATTGGTAATTCATGTCATCAGCGACACGAATAGCAGCGGCTTTCTTCTCGGTGGTCTCTTTACCGATAATTTTAGTCTTAACCGGCCCCATAGCCGGAAAAGTCTCCATGATGGTCTCGGACTGGAACTTGACCGCCGACTCCATCAGAAGCGGGTGGAATACCCCGCACGCACCCGGCCACGGTTCAGTCCTCTCCTCATATCGGATACCCAGAATCTTCAAGCCCTTAACGTAGGTATCCAGCCAGTCTTTACGTGAGGAGAGATCCTGCTCATACTGACCGATCAACTCGCCAGAGAGCGATCCGAGTTCGCTTTCGCTCATGAAGTCAGCGAGGTTGGCGTCAAACTCTTCCGCACGCGGCTCATCTTTAATGAGATCGACCACAGCCTCATCTGTTTCTGAGGGGATCTCAATCTCGATCTCAATCGGCTCCATCTCAACGGCAATAGCCGCGATACCTTGGGGAGCCTCCATCAAACTTTTATCGACGGCCATTTAAATTCTCCTAATAAAATCCCGCTGCTTTGCGGTTCTTAAACCATCGTTTTGGTTCTGGCTCATCTGAAGGGAGCCTAATGAACCCGCCTTGTCTGAACCGCATTAAGGCTAGGGTCGTCGCGTCCACCAAGTCGTCGTGGGTACCAGCGGGGAAGTCGTTACACTCCTCAACCACCTCCCAAGCCCATCTACGGTCAGGTATCCAGACTATACCCGCAGCGAAGAGATCTGACACGGCGTTTACGCGGCTGATCTTGTCCTGTCCCTTACCCGGCGTGAACTCTGAGATGGGCACTCCCATCCGCCGCATCTCCTGATAAAGCGCCGCCCCGTTGGACTTTTTCTCGACGATAAAAGTGTCAGGATTCCACTCTTTATACTCCTCCAACACCATAGCCTTTAACTCGGGGAACTCAAGGCGCTGCTTGATGGAATTAAGCAAGATAATGTTGTAGTTCTGAGTGTCGTCGTTTTTGAAAACACCCCACGTTAATAGGGCGTTATAGTCGGCTCGGTTAGATTTCTCCTGCGCCGTATCGAGCGCCATGATGATGTGTTCGCATCTTGGTGGGTCTTCCTTCTCCCACACCTGCCACCACTCGCGTTTTAACAATGCCCCTTCTTCCGAAGTCGGCTCCTGCATGTACTGGGCCTGCCAGTACCGCACGTCCATGCTGGCTTTTTTGGCTAGTAACTCATCAATCGTCCAGAACTCAGGCCAAAGGGGTTTGTCGTTCAAAATTGCAGGAAATTCCACTAACTCCCACTGATCGGCGTCCTCATTCTTAGTCATGTGGTCAATAATCTTGCCGGTCAAGTCCATTTTTGACCATCTCGTCATCACGACGATAATCGCACCGCCCGGCATCAGTCGCTGGACTGGGCCTGACTGGAACCACTCCCATGCTGGCTCGAATACGTCCGCACGACCCTGCTTAGCCTCCTGTTCAGAGTGAGGATCATCAATAATAAAGAGATCGGCACCACGGCCAGCAAGAGCACCACCCACGCCAATAGCGAAATATTCACCATTAAAGTTAGTACCCCAACGAGAAGCACTTTTACTATCAGCCTGAAGTTCAACAGTCGGAAAAACGTTTCTATAAAGGTCTGACCCCACAAGATTACGAACCCTCCGACCAAAATTGATGGCCAGATCTGCAGTGTGAGAGGCCATAATGACCTTTTTCTGCGGAAATTTGCCTAAAAACCACGCAGGAGCGAGGTAGGAAATCATCTCAGACTTGCCGTGACGCGGCGCTATGTTAACGATGACTCGTTTTTTCTTACCAAGAGCAATATCTTCAAAGATCTCAGCCAAGTGCCTGTGGTGTGGGCCTACTTTGTAGCCGGGATACACGTGTTGGATAAAGTCCAAGAAGTGATCTTTGCCTAACTGCTGAGTTAGTTGACCCTGATAGGTCTTTAGAAGTTCTGCAACCTGCCGTTTTTCCTTGTCCGGCATCGTTGGCAGGGCATTTTTGATGCGCTGAATGTCAGATTTGGTTAGATTTAACTGCATTTTCATCTACAACGCGGTATTCAATGCCTTCTAGCACCTGAAGAAGTTCTTTTTCGACCTCTTCGATGGGCTTGACGATGTGTGTGACCTCGCTACGCTTCTTAAAAGCGTCAATACCGTCTACTTCACCCAGTTTAGTCAGGGCTTGTATGCGAGTTTTACTGCTGTCAGCACGTTCCGCCTCTTCAAACAGGCGATTTATCACGTACATCTTCAATTCAGCAAGGTCATCCACAATCATGTGGTTATATCTGGCAGCCATACCTGCAAGCATGGCAACTGTTTCGTTTGGATACTTGCTGTAATCAATCCGTGTATGCGGGTTTTGCAACTGAGCACGGGCAAGATCCTTTGCTTGCTCCATGTCCTCCTCATTAGGAAGCAGTGGGATACCGGTTAAATCAGATACAAGCCTAATAGTTCTGGCTCGCATCTCAACTTCAGCCTCGGGGGTGAGGTCTGGCAGAGCATCTGCCGCGTTTGCGGGCAGGGGCACGTTCTCGTCTATCTCAGGTATCAGTACATTTTGCATGTATAGATTAGAACCGCATGGTACCAAAAAGACAACCGGGGGGGTTTTATATATGAGGGGGGTGGGGGTCGTGTCAGGTAAAATTGTAATTAACGAAGGGGGGGCTAAGGCAAGTCAAGTATGTGGTATAGAACGTAATTAATGATGTTTATGCTAGGGAACTTTGAAAGAGTGTAGTGATTTGTGCGAGTTTGAGAGGAGCAGGTAGATCGTGGGACTCCTGTTTTGGTTCGGGGGGTCGGGTACGGGTGGGGTCTCGGTCTGGCCGATTCTGCCCTGTCGCGTCCACGCCACGCGTATTACTTAATACGGTAGCGAAAATACCACACAAAATTTTAAGAAATGGCGGAACTATCCCAAACCCGCCCTGTCTAATTAATGTAAGCGGCGCAAACCGTACCGCATAACCAAAGGTAGCAAACTATGATCACCAATTTAGTCTTAGTCGATAGTTTGGACAATCTCCGCACGATTGCGAAAGGCGGAGTATCTCAAGCGCAAGCGTTCGCCGCGCTCCGGGCCGATATCCCCACGTTATTCCCCGAGCACCCGACAACGGCCGAAATAAAGGCTGTGACCGACTCCGACGACTGGCGAGAGTTTGACATTACCGCCCGCGCCATTTTTGCCGATGCGTTTTTCAATGCACCCCGCGAGATCGAGGGCGAAATGGTTGATGTTACTCAGTACGATATCTCGCTGTGGACGGCTGACAAGAAAACGGCAAAAAACTTTGGCGAGACCGAGACCAAAGTACGCAAGGCCGCGCAAGCCTACGTCCGAGTCGCGTTCCGTCAAAACGTAACCAAGTTGATTCCCGAGGCCATCGACGCACCGATGGATGAAAAGGCCGAAACCTTGCCGGATCCGACTGGCGTGCTTGCCCTAGTGACTGAGGCGCTCGTGATCCTTTCGGAGAAATCACCCGATGGCGCTCTGGCGCTCTTGAACGGCCTCGATAGTCTGGTAAAGGTTGCACGGCCTCACGTTGCAGCCCGCCAGCCGATCCCCCGCAAAGCCTAACAGCGTATTACCTAATACGCCACGCCCACCCTGCCCGGCGCAAGCCGGGCGGGGTTTTGTCGTTTTTGGCCCCGGCGAAGTTTTGCCACGCGAAACCAGTTCTTACTGTGTGATGCCAGTTCTAGCGAAGCCAGTTCTCTGGGCGAGCGCGAATAGCGGCGCATCGATCTGGGCGATTCTTAATGATGTTTTGACTGCGCGTAGCCTAAATTACCCTGAACCAGTCGCAACATCGTTTTTATAGATAAATTTGAGTTCTCGGGCAGCCTTGTTCCAAGCCGTTTGTTCCATTTGTTCCAAACGATTTTTTTGGTTGGAACACCGCAAGTACTTGATTCTAAAAAGAAAAACGCGGTTTTGTTCCAATGTTCCAATGTTCCAAGATAGGGGCAAAGTCCCGGCAAGCGAGGGGGGACGGCAAGCGTCATTTCTTAACGTCCAAAACTGACGTCGCCCCCAAAATTTTAGTTTCATTTTCCCCATCGCTCTCCAAAATCGTGGAACATGGAACAAATCCCCTATATATATATATTTTTAAGAAAATCTATCTATCTATAAGACAACTTTGCAAAACTGGAACCTAGCAAAATCAATAACTTACGTTTCCCCTGCCAAACCGCCTACCCCCCAATTTCGCAGAATTGTACTCGTTTACCCTCTGGAACAGTTGGAACAAACTTTGTTGCACTCTGCCCGCCAAGCCCGCCCAATTCAGCCGTATTACCTAATACGGTAACAGGCCACGCCTAAATCGCGATTTCCATCCTCCAAGTAAAAACATCATCAAAAACGTCAAAAATCGACAGAATCTAGGGAACTTTCCCCGTTTTCAACTGTCTAACTATATAGAACAGGCAAAAACAGCGGCGCGAGCCGTAGCGTATTAAGTAATACGCAGTTTGAGCCGGTTCCCGAGACTGCAAGCCGAAAGCCGGTAGCAGAGTAAGGCGCGGTGGACAGAGCCGCGACGGGGTGTGACGAACCCCGGTGGCCCCATATCAAGGGGTCGTGAGCGTGACCGGCGCGAGCCGGGCGTATTACCTAATACGCATCACGGGGATGTACTCCCTCAACACGAAGAGCCGAGCGGTGACAAGTCGGCATGGGTTGGAGTCCGTAAAAGAGGACTAACGGGAACAGCGTAGAGCGTATTAACTAATACGCCGAAACGCGCCAAGTCTGGACTTCTCCCCCTGCCTAGATCGCAAGGCTCATTAGCCGATACGGGTGGGCAACATACACCCGGCAGCGTTAGGGACATGAGGTAGAAGCGTATTAAACAATACGCCGAAGCCGTCCCGAGTATCTGCCTAGAACTGCTGCGAAGCCATAAAGAGTGAGCAGCCTAGTGGTGACGGTCTGTGGGGTAAATCCTGCGGGGTAAGAAACAAGACCCCCTGCCCCACAGTCCCGTCGCTACATGAGTGTTTACTGTAATTAACGATACCAAACAAGTCTTAAGCCAGATCAAACCCAAGCGTATTAAGTAATACGGAGGTGATAAGTGGGAACCATGTATTGCGTGGTTTGTCGAACTGAAGAGGTAGCGGCCAAGCGCATCGAGGCGGGATTCATTACCTGCCTACGTTGTGGCGAGGCTGATGCTCGCAAGGTACGGCACACGGTCGTGCCGATGCACAAGAGTAATTACGTGGTGGTGTCCGACCGGGCGCTGCTGAAGTGTCTGAACAAGGTAGCGAGAGGATAAGAGCATGACTAGAAAAGACTACGAGTTAATTGCGAAGGCGATCTACGGGTCGCTGATTCAGTCGGGCAGTTTGGAGTGGCAAGAACGCTTCACCGAACAACACCGCATTACTGCGAGGCATATCGCCAATGCCTTAGAGCGTACTAATCCACGTTACGACCGCGAGAGGTTTTTGACTGCGTGTGGCGTATTAACTAATACGAAGGAGGTGTGAGATGGGCGAGGTAGAAACGAAACAGTATTGCGTGACGGTAAAGGTGTGGGTGTGGGCAGAGAACCTGACCGATGCTGAAAAGGTCGTCATCGATGACATGAATTACCTGTGCGGGTTGGACACTCCGATTGCAGGATTCGGCGTTGACAACGTGTCTGAAGACACGGAGGTGTGAGATGGAAGGGAACGGCGATGATTGAGAACACAGTCGAGAGTCTGACTAAAAGACTTAAAGAATCAGAGCAAAAGTTGAAGGACTTACGGAACTTAAAGTCGGATATAGAGTCTAAATTAATAGTCGAGAACGCATGGCAGCGGTATATCCGCGACCAGATTAAGAACTTAACAAATCAAAGCGTATTAACTAATACGGAGGACTGAGCGATGTCTAATCAAGTGGGTGAAGTGAGCGACGAACTGTTGGACAAGCCGAAGCACATTACGTCCCTGTCTACATCGTGCGTGTTGGTCTCTATCGAGAGCCATGTGTGGAACGCCACGGTGCAGGATCGGCAGATTAGTGACGAGGTGACTGCTGCGAAGAAGGCTGACAAGGACGCAGGTAAGTTTGTCAAGAATCTTCTTGCCAAGAACGCCGAGCATAAGGCCGTGCTGAACTACCGCCAGACTATCTATAACTGGGCGCAGCGATGCACTTACGACTGGGCGGGGTCGCAACGCCTGTTGCCTGTTGCGAACTTAACCAAGTTTCACACCGAGTACAGAGACCACGTACTAAAGTTTCAGACTCTGGTGGATGACTTTTTGGACAAGTACCCGAGCATCGTGTCGAACATGGCGTTTGTGCAAGGCACGATGTTTGATCGTGACGAGTATCCCGACGTGAGCGAATTGCGGCACAAGTTTAGTATCGATCTGATTCAGTCCGAGGTGCCGACCGGGGATTTCCGCTGCACTATCGCACAAGACTTGGTTGACGATATGTCGAAGCACTACGAGCGACAGGCGCTGAGACTTGTCGAGGACATTCTCTCCAAGCAGACAAACCAACTAGTCGAGATCATGAAGTCTATTTCGTACTGCTGCGAGACTGAGACGGTGATTGACGACAAGGGCGAGGTGAAGGTGCGTCGTAGAAAACTTTATGACTCTACGTTGGATCGAGCGCGGGAACTCTGTGAGACATTCAAGAAGTTTAATCTTACGGCTGATCCCAAGTTGGAAGAAGCCCGAGCGCGACTGGCTGACCTGTTGGACGGCGTGGAGATCGAGAAACTGCGGAACTCAGATACGCAGCGCGTCGTCATCAAAGAAGGTATCGACGATATCTTGAGCAAATTCGGAGTGTGATTATGAAGGTAGGTGACAAGGTACGAGTGCGAGATCAAGACATTACCGGGAAGGTTATAAGAGTTGACCAGAGCGGTGATGTGGTGATCGTGGTTGGTGAGGTAGCGGGCGATGATTTAGACGACGGAGAAATGATACTTGTCTATCGCCCGGAAGAACTTATCGCCGTCATGGACGATGACTTCTTTGGTAACTGTTCAAACTGTGTCGATTGGTAACGTATTAACTAATACTGTGAGGTAGCAACATGGCTATTCAAATCGAAGATCCTGTGGCGTTGGATGACATTCCTAATTTGATCATGACGGTGGGTCATGAGATTACTGTGGTGCTGAAGGGCGAGCCGGGTATCGGCAAGTCTACGGTGCTGAGCGCGTTGGAAGCGATGGGTAGTGACAAGTACGATTACATATACGTGGACTGCCCGGTGATGGACTTGTCGGATATCGTCATGCGTATTCCGAACCACGAGAGCAAGTCTCTGGAGTCTTACGTTTCGTCTTTGTTCCGTCTTGATTCGCCCAAGCCTAAGATCATCATGCTTGACGAGTTCATGAAGACGAACAAGTTACTTCAGACTTTGTTCACTAGGCTAATGCTTGAGCGTACGGTGGGCGATGCAGGACTACCAGCAGGTTCTATCGTGTTTGCAACGTCTAATCATTCCTCTGATGGTGTGGGCGATGCGATGCTTGCTCATGCTGGCAATCGTGTGATGGTCGTCAATGTGGATAAACCACGACACGTGAAGTGGAACTTGTGGGCATCGAGTAAGGGTATCTCCCGCAGCATCCGTGCATGGGTGGCGATGAACCCGCGCTGTCTTGCAAGTTACTTGGACGGTGGGCAGGACGACAACGAGTTTATTTTCAATCCGTCCCGTCGTGGGGTACTGTCATTCGTGACACCGCGCTCGCTTGCCAAGGTCGATATTGTGGTGAAGAACTACGATAAGTTGGGTCGAGGCGTGACTAGGGCAGCGTTGGCCGGTACGTGCGGCAAAGCGTTTGCCAATTCGTTTGAGTCTTTCTTGACGTTGGAGAAGGACTTGGTATCGGTTAAGACAATTATCAACGATCCTTTGAATGTTCAGGTGCCTGAGAAACCCGCAGCGTTGTTTCTCACTATGTTCAATGCGATAGACACCATCGAGACGCAGGATGATCTGTCGTCGTTTATGACTTTTGTGAACCGGATCCGGTCTGAGGAAGTACAAGAATGTTTCTTTACGATGGCGTTGCAGGGTCGAATCGCCAAGATCGCTAGTCGCAACGATCAGATCAAGGCGTGGGGCGTGAAGAACTTGGAACTTATGATGCCGTGAGGAGTCTAATAAATATGAACGCAATACCTAAACAAGTTGATATAGAAATCCGTCTGAAGAAGGCGCACATCAAACTGATCAAGCATCCCGAGACCTGCCTGTATGGTGGCGTGATCCTCATGGGTGAGTCGAGTGTGGTGGATGATCCCAAGGACTGTCCGACTGCCTACACCGACGGCTACAACAAGCGATACGGGCGTACGTTCATGGAGAAACTAACAGACCCAGAGATCGCAGGCATTGTGCTGCATGAGAATTTACACGTTTTGATGAAGCACATACCGCGACACCGAGACTTGATGAAAGAGAATCGTATGCTCTCCAACATGGCGATGGACTACGCCGCCAATGACATCATCGTCGAACTGAACAAGGCGCACCCGACGTTGGCCGCTCTGCCGAAGGGTGGACTGTATGACCCGATGTTCCAAGGTTGGTCTGTCCGTCGTATCTACGAGTATCTCAAGCAAGAGAACAAACGTGGACAGGGCGGCAATCGTGGGCAGCCTATGGATGAGCATGACGATCAGCCGTTTGACAGCATGAGTGAGGAGCAGCAGGGGCAGGTCAAGCGTGATGTAGATGATGCCATCCACCAAGGTGGGATTCTGGCGGGTAAATTTGGCGCGAAGATTCCCCGACTCATTAAAGAACTCATGGCCCCACAGGTGGACTGGCGCGAGGTGTTGCAGGAATTCTGGGTGTCGGCGGTGCGTGGTTCAGATGAACTGACATGGCGCAGGTTCAACAAGCATCGACTGGCTGATGATTACTACTTGCCATCGTCGATCAACGAGACCGTGGGCGAAGTGATCCTCGCTATCGATACGTCGGGGTCTATCAGTAATGACGACATTGGCAAGGTTGCGACTCACATTCGGGAACTGTGTGAGAGCGTCACACCGGAGCGGGTACGAGTGTTGTGGTGGGACACGAAGGTACACGGCGAGCAAGTATTCGAGAGTAATTACGACAACATCACAAGCCTACTCAAGCCGATGGGTGGAGGCGGCACGCGAGTTGGTTGCGTCAGCGATTACATCCTCAGCAAGAACTTGACTGCCGACTGCATGATTGTCTTTACGGACGGGTACGTCGAGAGCGGCATCGACTGGAAGGTCAACGTGCCGACCCTGTGGCTAATTACAGAAGGCGGTCATGCCGGGTTCAGACCACCGAGCGGCAGCAAGATTCAGATCAACGGTTAGCGTATTAACTAATACGGAGGTGTGAGATGAAAGTTACATTCGTGGTCTACGACCACACAAAAAATTCAATAAGTCTGGTAAAGAGCGAGGTGAAGGGTAATAAACCTAAAGAGGCAGAATGGGAAAGAGCAGCGAAAGAAGCGAAAGATAAGATCGCGCAGATAGGAGACAAGAAACTTTCTGCATGGGTAGGTAAGAAGTATCGCGGTACGTATTCAATCTCATCCGTGCTGAAAGGTTGGGTGGACTTTGAAGATCGCGCCCCCGTTGATTGGGGGTAGGAGAACGTGAACAAATACAAACTAGAAAAGTTACCCCCTCGCACGAAACTCTACGGTTGGGATTACAACAAGGCCAAGGAGTTTCGCATGACGGGTAACGAGTGGATGCAGTATGCAAAGGTAGATGCGTTTAAGTTTGAGCGAGGCAACGACGGTGCGTATTCCGGCAACGGCATCGAAGTGTGGCTCGACGGTAAAGATATTAATCAACGATAGGAGATACGAAAGTGGGTCGTACTAAAATTAAGTTTAGCGTCAATGATCTTTTTCTTGACGGACAACATACACCGGCAGAGAAGCAGTACTTAGTACGCTCGCCGCTGTTCCCGGTCATGGCTACGATTTACAACACTACTGACAAGGCCGTGCGTATAGGCCGATTGTTATGTGATCAGAGTGTGACTGATCCTGCACAGATGGTCATGTCGGCGCTTATCACTACACCGGAAGGTTTCGTAGTAGGCAAGGTCAAGTACCATCATGGGAATTTCCAGTATTTATCGGTGTCAGACGGCGTGTCGGATCCCGTCAGTAGCCCTTTGATCACCACAACTAGTTCTAATTATCTACGTGCTAAGTTGGGTAAGGACTCCGATCACGTAGCAGCCCGATGGTTGCGGCAGGGTGTTAACTGTGCGACCAACTGCGTGGCTGATAATATTCGTACCGTCGCAGACATGGCGGTCGATAAAGCGTTTGGCGAGAGTGTTTCCTGCAAACCATACGTCGAATTCAATAGCGGAATTACAACGTTTCTTTCTGAAGTCGCTATGGGTGCTGCCGTTATGACGCAGATGCCGAGCGATATGCGACAAGTGTTTGAGGACAAGTACAAAAAATACGAAGATAGGAAAAACAAATTCAAAGCCTCTATTGATAAGGCTAAAAGTTTCTTTGACCAAGAGAAGTGGGTCTTGGCGTTGGATATCAATGGCGGCGTGATACTGGGCGCAATTGCTCCGCATGGTGCGATTGCAGCGTTGGACTCTTACGAGATCGACGG